GGGCAGAAAAAGCCTTGCGAAAGGCGAGCCAACTGTAAGGGTCGGTTTTTGCTTGCCTCTGAGTTTATATGACCTGTTGGTTGATCTTGGCGAGAAATCCGGCAAAGGTTATGGCTTCCACATAAGGGAAGCTTGCATTGAGAAATACCAAAAAAGAGTTAGCAAAAACACCAAAAAAGGAAAAACTAGATGAAGATGACTTGCACCAGAAAAATAGAGTTTGACACAGCACATCGCCTTATGAACCACGAGGGAAAATGCGCTACCCTTCACGGCCATCGCTATGTAGCAGAGCTTACCGCAGAAGGTGCTCCTGACCAGATCGGACGAGTCGTAGATTTCTCAGTCATCAAAGAAAAAATAGGTGGATGGATTGACGAGAAATGGGATCATAACTGCATTATCTACAAGGATGATATCGAAACCATTAAAGCATTAAAAAGCATACCTCACCGCAAGGATTTGTGGGTCTCACGTTGGAATCCTACAGCAGAAAACATGGCTTATTACATCCTGAAAACGGTAGCACCTGAACTAATGGTGGGAACTGGAGTAAAGATCACTAAAGTTAGATTGTATGAAACGCCCAATTGCTATGCGGAGGTGTCGCTTGGATAGAACTGTTCTAAAGTTAAATGAGATGTTCTGGTCTTTTCAAGGTGAAGGATATCATGCAGGGCGTAGAGCATTATTTGTTCGTGTACCTAAGTGTAACTTGAAATGTCACTTCTGTGACACCGAGTATGATCAGGTAATTGAAGTTCCACTGACAGACTTCACGGCTTTTGCCACCGAAGAGATAGGACGCTTTGCAGTTTTGACCGGAGGCGAGCCGACTATTAATGCCCAGACACCTCAAATTATTAATATGCTACAATCACTCGGTTTCTATGTTGCGATGGAGACTAACGGAACTAAGCCTCCACCAAGCGTAATTCCAGATTGGATTACCTGCTCACCAAAGGAACAATCTTGCTATGAGATAGACGAAAAACTTTACCCACTCGTCAATGAGTTTAAGTACGTTGTTGATAATAACTTCAACTTTGAAATTCTTGATAGGCATAGAGATGACGACACAGCTTTCTTATACCTATCACCAGAATCTTCGGCGATGTATGAAAACCTTAAAAAGATTTATATCTACATAAGAAAAAATCCTAAGTGGAGAATTAGCCTGCAAACTCATAAATGGATGGGAATAAAATGACTGATATTTTAGACAAGGTAAAAGATACCTTATCATATATAGGCGAAAATGCTGAACGAGAGGGTTTGCTAGATACGCCAAAAAGGATTGTAAACTCGTGGAAAGAAATCTATTCGGGATATAAGCAAGACCCAAAGAAAATCTTAGGCACTACCTTTAACAGTGATGGCTATGACCAGATGGTATTGCTCAAGAATATAGAGATGTACTCCATGTGTGAGCATCACACCCTCCCGTTCTCAGGTAAAGCGCACATTGCATACATACCAGACAAACGGGTAGTTGGAATCTCAAAGTTGGCCAGGTTGTTAGATTGCTATGCCAAACGTATGCAGATACAAGAGAGGTTAACTGAACAAGTTGCTTCAACTATTGAAGAAGTATTGCAGCCAAAAGGAGTCATGGTAGTCATAGAAGCTCAACACCTGTGTATGACCATGAGGGGTGTTGGAAAGCAAAACTCAGTTATGGTGACCTCTGCCGTTAGAGGGGCTTTTAGACAGCAATCGACAAAAGAAGAGTTTTTGAAACTTGTGAAAGGATGAGAAATGACAAGATACATAGTCGTAAAACTTCAATTTGAAGGAATACACCAGTGGCATGGTGCTGAAGGTGACGTTGAATTTTTAAAACACCCACACAGACATATCTTTCACGTTAAAGCTATAAAAGAGGTTAGCCACAATGACAGGGATATAGAATTTATAACTTTGAAAAGAGAGATTCAAACTTGCATAAGTCAAAACTACGACGACCTTCGTTCATGGTCTTGCGAAGACATTGCTGAAGATTTGATAAATAGATTTGACCTTGACTCTTGCTCCGTTTTAGAAGACGGAGAGAATGGAGCAATTTTAATTAAATGAAGAAAAACATACAAAAGATTGCTTTCATAGGTAACGGCTGTACAGGAAAAACAACCTGTGCCTTTGAAACAGTGAAGAAATTAAAACTAAAGAAACAGCGGGTCGGCTATTGTAACGACCTCTGCCGATCAGTGCCTTTTAATCCTGAGAAGTTTGACACAGACCCAAACGCTCGACTTCATGTCTTATACAAGCAGATGGCCGCTGAGTGTGAGCACATGGTAAGGGATGATGTAGATTTTTTAGTTACCGAGCGAACCGTTTTAGATTGGTGGCTTTACTACTTGTGGACTTGTAAGAATGTGTCCGTTAAGCCAGATAAACTCGTCGCAGATATGGTGGCAGATTGGAAGAAATCTTATGACATTATTTTCTTCATGTCTACCGAAGGCATAGATTATGTAAACGATGGCTTTCGTCCTAAATCGGTCGATCTGAGAGATCAGATGGATTCACTTTATAATGATCTCTATAAGACTTTGAAAAGTAGTGGCATGACTGACCTTTACCTTATCAAAGACCGAGAAGTTGTAGCAAGAGTGGATAAGGTCTCGTCAATGATAGGAACAATGTTTTGAGAAGTTACAAGAAGTTACAGTGTGACTTTTAGTGTCTGAAAGTGAGGTTGATACTTTTGAAGAAATGGAAAGTTTACCAAGTAGAGGTCACAAGTATCTGCAACATGAAGTGTCCTTTTTGCGCTCGTACAGAACAGTGGGCGCACCGAGAGCACGGCTTTATGAAGATGGATTTACTTGATCGGATAGATTGGGGAGATACAGAGTACACCGAGTTGCAGATGGCTGGGGAACCTACCCTTCACACTGAGCTTACTCAAATAGTAGAACACGTCAAAAAATTAGGGATAAAAGTAGGGCTGTCTACTAATGCCACAAAAGAACGTGACCTTTCAAACGTAGATATTATTACAAATACCGTGGACTCTTTCCGGTCGAAAACACTGGCAAAGGAATATCCTACTCAAGTTTTCACCCAACACCTCGGCGAAGATCACCCTTACGAAGATACTACTCACAAAAAACCATGCTTCTCAGAAAAAGTGTTTAAGTGCCGTACTCCTTTCGAGTATGTCTCAATCCACTGGGATGGAGATGTCGTTCCTTGTTGTAAGTGTTTCGGGAAACAGCACGTCTTCGGAAACTTGTATGACCAAACAATGGAAGAAATATGGAACTCCAAAAAGAGAGCCGACTTCCTTCACCAGTTATCGGTCAAAGAAAAACACCCATATATCTGCCGCTACTGTGGCGTGACTAATCCTCACGAAATCCACCAAAAACTACTAAAATGGAAGGAGTCTCAGGATGCAGGTTGACATATTCTTCTGCCCCATCGAAAAAATAGAAGCACGCTACTCCTCTCAGTGGTGGGGATGGTTTGAAGAAGGGTTCAAAAAGCACGGAAAATCCTACTTTACCGTAGGAGATACGAAGAAGCATGAGATTCGATGCGGTGAGTTTTTGGACGTTTCAGAGACAAACTTCTTTAAGCTCGCCCAAGGAGCTCACCTTGTTAAAGCATTAGAGAAAACTTCTCCGAAGACCGTTTTCTTTGCCGACCTGTGGAATCCTGTCGTATCTGCTATTGCTTACATGAGAGATGGTATGGGTCTGGATTTCAAGATCAAAGGATGCCTCCATGCAGGAACTTGGGATGAGCACGACTTTATATCGAGAGTAGGAATGGGCAAATGGGCTAAAGGCTTTGAACGATCACTGCTTGCAGCAGCCGACGAAGTTTTTGTCGCAACTCAATTCCACGTTGATCTTATCCAAGAACACCTCGGAACAGATTATCACCATAAGTTTAGGATCGTGAACTGGCCTGTCTCCTGTCCAAAGTGGGAAACACCTCCACGAAAGAAGGATTTAGTAGTATTTCCACATAGGATTGCTCCCGAGAAGGCGCCGGAGGAGTTTGCTACTATCGAAAGAATATTCTCGAAAAAATACCCCGAAAAATACCCCGAAACTCAATGGCTTAAAACGGTCGAGGAGTGTGCTACTAAACCTGAGTATTATGGCCTACTTTCAAAGGCAAAAATAGTAGTATCTACCGCCCGTCAGGAGACCTTTGGCATAGCAATGGCTGAGGGTGCCGCTCGTGGGTGTGTCCCAGTAGTACCTAACCGTTTGTCCTACTCGGATTTATACCCAAAGGAGTACAGGTACGACACATTAGAAGAAGCTGCTGACATGATCTACCAAGGATTAGATAACTACGATGAAAAAGTGATGGATTTCGGCTTTTCAGAAACAATAGATTGGATAGAACAGATATGAAAGTATACCTCGCTGGCATGGAGTCCATCTTAAACTCCTACAAAGACGTGAAGATCAAAACTACGGATAATGTCTTTGGAACATTCTTCTACCAAAAGAATACCACCTCGTTACTAAATGAGTTGGCCGAGCGCAAACACGAAGGTTTGATAACTATAGATTCGGGAGCTCACTCCTTCTTCGGCTACGCAGGAATCTCGTCGGCCACACATCAGCAAAACGCAGACAAAAGCAAAATGCCTGATCCTGATGAGTATGTGGAAAGATACTTTAAGTGGCTAAAAGAACACTGGGAAAAGTTTTCATACTTTGTAGAGTTAGACATTCAGGCGATAGTCGGACTCGATAAAGTCAAACAGTGGCGAAAACGAATGAAAAAAGAAGGTCTGTACGAGAAGTGCATAACCGTCTATCACCGCTGCGACGAGTGGAAAGACTACCTAGATATGTTGAAAGACTCGCAATCTAAGTATGTTGGACTTGAAGGGTTGAGGCACGGGAAGATGTGTGTGCCTTACATGAAGTGCTTGAAAACCGCTTACGAGAAACAGGTTAAGGTTCATGGCTTCGCATTAACTAACCCGTCTGTGGCTAACGAGTACCCATTCTACTCGATTGACTCAACTACGTGGACATCTCCGGTTAGGTACGGAACATTCTTCGCCCTTAATCGCTTTGGCTCCATTGTTCAAAAAGGCCCTTCCAAAGAAAATTACCTAGACAATGATATTCCTGTAGATATTTTCTCAATTCAAAAAGGGCCTGAAGCATCTACAGCGAAACTCAGTCACTCGGCTGAAAAGTTTAGAGAATTTGAGCGCATACTCACTTCCATGTGGGAGGCTCGTGGTGTAAAGTGGCAAGACTGACTTTAATGGTGCATAGCATCGAGTGTATAATTTATTTAAGGAGTAAAAAATGACGACTGAAGAAGTAAAACCCCAAGTTGAGGAAAAAGAAGATGTGGCGACTGAAGAAGTGGCTGAACCAACTGAAGAAAAAACAGACGTGGCTGAATCTGTTGCAGAGGATTCTGCTAACGATAGCGACAGAGAAGATGAACCAGAAGAGGTAGAAGAAAAACTTTACACAGAAGCAGAAGTGAAAGCTCTACTCAACGATAAGTCTCTTGTCAAAGATGCTCTGAATGAAGCTGCCGACCTCGCCGCTAAACTTCCGGCTTACGCAGGTAAATCCGCAAGGGATCACGGCATGGAGATCGCTCGTAAGATCAGAGACCTTATTAAATAAATCTTCCTCCATTCTATGAATGGGTGTAGGCGTGGGGCTGTTTTGCTTCCCCTTCTCAGCTTCACGCCGCTTTAAAAAACGGAGAACCGAGAAATGCCATCTGTACTGGACAAGTATAAACTTGTGTCAATCGACAAACTAATCCCTGCCAAATGGAACTACAAAAAGACTGACGACGAAGAATCTGAGAAGTTGATGGAGAAGTTAAAGAAGAACCTCTCTAAAAACGGCCAGATTGAAAACCTCATAGTTCGAGAGAGTAGGAAGAAAAACACCTACGAAGTAGTAAATGGAAATCATAGGCTGATAGCCCTCAAAGCACTGAAGAAAAAGAACGCTGTTTGTTTCATGCTCGGCAAAATATCTTTAGAGGATGCTAAACGCATCGCTGTCGAAACTAACGAAACAAAGTTCGACAGTGACCCTATCAAATTAGCAGAGTTGATAACTAACATTGCTAAGAAATTTGATATAGACGACCTTGTGTCAACCTTGCCAATGTCCTCAGACGACATAGATAACTACACGAAGATGCTTCATTTTGACTGGGATAAACTCGACAAAGTGCAAGATGAAGACGAGGAAGAGTCTTCCAAAAACTCAGATGAAGATGACGACTGGCAAACATTCACGGTTAGACTACCTATAGCTGTGTGTGAACTTTGGGAAGCTCAGGTAGATCGTGTAAAAAGAATCCTAAACCCAGATGCAGGAGATTTAGACGATGTTAGTCCTGTTCCTGCTATCGAGTTGATAACCGCTTTCATAGATCAGACTCCAGATCGGGAGTTAATGTCATAATGGCTACACTAATGGAGATTTGGAAAGCAGGCGCTAAGATGCCTTTCATTGTAGAACACCCGCACTCAAAGCAGAAGGTAGTTATAACAAATTACTATTGGCCTAATGCACTTTTTGAAGGCGAGATGAATGGCTGTGCTGTTGCTCTCACTTCTGAGTGGCAACTTTGGAGATTTGTAAGGGAGGCATAGATGGTAAAAAAGAAAAAAACGACCAAGAAAAAGAAGGTGGCGAAAAAGAAGAAAAAAGCTACATCGAAATCAATCAAAGTGAGCAACAAAAAGGTACGCCACACTGCCGAAACTAAGAAAGCGCTGAAAAAGGCGAAAACTCTACGCAAGAAAACAGCCCACAAAAAACCAACAACAAAACGAGAAGGAAAGTTTGGTCGTCCTACTGTTCTGACCGAAGAACTTATCGAAAGAGTGTCCTCGCTCATCTTGGCAGGAGCATACATCGAAACAGCTTGCGCCGCTTGTGGCTTGTCCAAAGCTCTTTACTATGAGTGGTTAAAACTCGGAGAAAATAGGCGGGTACTCAAAAGCTCTGTTAAGTCAGAAAAAGATTCAAAAAAACTGGAAGAGATAAGAGGCAAGCTGAAACTAATAGACCCAATCTATGAGCAGTTTGGTGATGCTATTGAAGAGGCCGTGGTTCAAGCTGAACTACGTGACCTTGTCCGAGTGGATAAAGCAGGTGAGAAAAGTTGGCAAGCTGCTGCATGGAAACTCGAAAGGAAATATCCTGCAAGGTGGGCAAAGCAATACAACGTAGACCATTCTGGGGAAATCAAGACCGGAGGTGAGACAATAGATGAGACACGAAGAAAGATTTTAAAGCTAATGAAAGACCCACGCTCTTTAAAAATGGCTAAGGAGCTCGCTGAAAGGATCAACTCAAAAGATGAAAAGTGAAGAATACGCTATAGACTCGACCGATTACCTGCATAAAAGAAATATGTTCATAATCAAGTGGCACTGCGGAGAAGAGAAATTTACTGAGCGAATACAGAACGATAAAGACTTCCACAAGAATATGAATGACTTCAGGAATAGGTACAAACAAAAAGTGGAGAAATACATTGCCTGCAAAGAACAAGAAATATCTTGAATGGATAAGACAGCAAAAATGTGTAGTGACAGGTTCCGACTATGAAGTAATCGCACATCACCTGACTATCGACGCTAATCGAGGGTTTGGTCAGAAACCGTCAGACTACTGGTCTGTGCCGCTTCGGGCAGAATTACATGCAAAGTTACATCACATCGGAGAACGTCGATTCTGGGGCGACTGTGGCATTCTCAGACCCCATTTATTCGCAGTTCATCTCATCGAAAGATATCTCATGGAGAAATACCCCGATGTAGCACCGAAATTGATGCTCAGAGCAATGGACAGTTTAGTAAACCAACTGGAGATTGGCGAACTATGAGTGAAACTATGACTGTCTACGGTCAGGACGTTGAGATGGAGACAAGGATTTGTGCCGGAGGTTGTGGTCGGACTTTTCGAGTATCAAAAAATAGTCCACATTATTTCTTTTTTTCCGACTGTGCAGAACGATGTAGCAGTATCAGAATTAGTAAGCATGAGCATAAAAGGCGATTTAATAGAAATCACATGGCTGAAACGAAAAGAATTTGGAGATTAGACGATGGGAAAGATTGTTGGTGTGGATGGCAAGACTTTGCAAACAGTAGACCCTAGAAAAATTGGTGTAGAAGATTTAATCAAGATGCAGGACATCACCAGAGGCCACGGAACTGGTCTAGATATGACCGACCTTCTAACAGTTCTGATCTATGAGTTGAACAGGACAAAACAGTATGCCTTGACACTTGGGGAAGTCATAAAAGAAAAAGAAGGAGAAATCAACGAGTTAAGAAAAGACCTTTCCTCGAGTAAACCATGTTCTTGCCCTGAGAGTTAAACTTGCCGGATCCCTCAGAACATATCGACTTAGCCGGAGACCTATGGAGAGCGTTTCCTCATACCTACGCTGAACGCTGCTCTATAGATGAGCCGTGGGTTCCTTACAATTACCTCAAAAGAATCTCATACGAGATTGCCTCAATGGTAGCCAACGGTGGAGGCAAGCTGATCGTAGAAGTTCCTCCACGCCACGGTAAGTCCACGTTGATTTCTAAGTGGGTGCCTATCTGGTTTCTCGACCTCTTCCCTAAAAAGAAAATTATTCTAGCAACATACGCCGCTGAGTTTTCTTCGACTTGGGGTAGACAAGTTCGTAACGAGATTCAGCAAAATTCAAATATCTCGGTTAAGGTAGCCTCGGACTCATCAGCCAGTAACAGGTGGAACACTACCGAAGGTGGAGGGATGGTCACGGCAGGTATAGGTGGGCCTGTAACTGGTAAAGGTGGTCACTTAATAATAATAGACGACCCTGTTAAAAACTGGGATGAAGCCAATAGTGCTGTCTATCGTCAGCGAAACATCGACTGGATGAAGTCGACCATGAGAACACGAGCCGAACCTGGAGCCGTGATTGTCGTCCTTCAGACCAGATGGCATCAGCAAGACTTGGCAGGTAAACTTCAAGAGGGTGATTTCGGCTATAAAGTTCTTAGGTTCCCTGCTATTGCAGAAGAGGACGATGAACTAGGACGTGAAGTCGGAGAAGCACTTTGCCCTGACCGATACTCAGTTGATGTTCTGGAAGACATAAGAAACGACCTCGGTGAGAAGTTTTTCGCTGCATTGTTTCAGCAAAGACCATCTCCGGAAGAAGGAGAAATCTTCAAACGCCTATGGTGGAGGTATTACGATGAAGTTCCAGATGGCTTAGAAAAGATGATCCAATCTTGGGACCCTTCACGCAAGGAGAAGAAAAACTCTGCCTATTGCGTAGGTCAGGTTTGGGGCAAAAAAGGTGCAAACATATATTTGATCGACCAGTTCCGAGAAAAAATGGGCTACCGCAAGTCGAAAAAAGCCATGCAAACACTAAACGAAAAGTGGCCTGAGTGCCAAGAGAAACTGGTAGAAGATGCTGCCAATGGTACTCCTTTGATTGACGACCTCAAGGACGAAATAGGAGGCATAATAGCAGTTCAGCCGAAAGGCAGTAAAATCGCAAGAGCAGAGGCAATTTCTTGTTTCATTGAAGCAGGTAATGTCTGGTTACCTAATCCTAAAAAACACAAGTGGGTTGAGGCATTTATAGAAGAGTGCTGTACTTTTCCGAACAGCGATTATAAGGATCAAGTGGACTCAATGACTCAAGCAATTTCAAGGCTTAGGCCAAAAAAGAAGAGCAAGGCTGTGGCTCCATTCAGTATGACCAAAGCAAGTAACTGGCAAGGTTAGTCATTTAAGTGCTATGGTAAGAGTCAGCAGGTATTTAGTGCAACTAAAAAGCGGAGATCAAGAACGTGGCTGAGACAAATAATAATTTAGATATGAACCAACTCGGAGTGGTCGGCCTTAAAGAAACTGGAGGCCGAATCAATGAAGAATTTCTTAACGATCTCAGAGGCGAGAAAGGCCAACAAGTCTTTCGGGAGATGTCAGAAAATGATGAGATAGTTGGCGCAGTATTATTTGCTATAGATATGCTCATACGGCAGGTTGACTGGAAAGTTCAGGAGGCAAGCCAAGATGAGTACGACCTAGAAGCTGCAAACTCCGTACAAGAGTGTATGGAGGATATGTCTCACTCTTGGAAGGAAATGGTCTCTGAGGTTCTGTCAATGTTGGTCTTTGGGTGGTCTTGGCATGAACTGGTCTACAAAAGGCGGGTAGGCCCTGACGAAAAAGACCCATCGAAAAAATCTAAATTCACTGATGGAAGAATTGGATGGAGGAAAATTCCACCTAGAGCACAGGAAACATGGTTTAGATGGCACATGAGCGAAGATGGCTCTGTTGAAGCATTTGAGCAGTGGGATACCTACAAAGGCCATCAGGCCGTTATTCCTATCGAAAAGTCTTTGCACTTTGTAACCAGAAAAAGGAAGAACAACCCAGAAGGGAAATCGATTCTAAGAAATGCTTACCGATCTTGGTACTTCAAAAAGAACATTCAGAACATTGAAGCAATCGGTGTTGAGAGAGACTTAGCAGGACTTCCCGTAATAGAGTGTCCTCCGTCTCTTCTGGATAAGAACGCTTCGGCTTCCGATAAAGCTGTCCTTGAAGCTCTTAAAAAAATCGTAACCTCGATTAAGCGTGATGAGCAAGAGGGCGTTATCATGCCTATGGCTTACGATGAGAACAACAACAAGATGTATGACCTTAAACTGCTAACATCAGGCGGTTCTCGTCAGTTCGACACCAATGCTATTATACAGCGATATAACCAAGGCATAACCATGTCTGTCTTGGCTGATTTCATCTTGTTGGGGCATGAAAAAGTTGGCTCTTTCGCCTTAGCTTCAAGTAAGACAGAAATGTTCTCAACAGCGATAGGCGCATGGCTTGACACCATAGCCGATGTTTTCAATAGATTCGCTATTCCAAGGTTGTTCAAGCTGAATAACTTTCCAGTTGATATGGCTCTGCCAAAGATCACACATGGAGACATAGAGACAGTCGATCTAAATGAACTAGGCTCCTATATCGGCCAACTGTCTGGCGCAGGTGCTATGTTGTTTCCTGATGAGAAGTTAGAGAATCATCTCCGTAAACAAGCCGGACTTCCAGTATCAGATACAGATTCAGAAGGTTTATAATGCAAGAAAAAAAAGAACCGATAGTGTGGCCTCCAGATTTCAGTAAACCTCTTGACCTCAGAGAAGAGAGACTAGAGCAAGATAAGAAGCCACGAAAACTAAATAGAAAAGAACGTCGAAGACTCGCTGCTATTCGTAGGAGAAAAAAATGAGTCAAATACGCTTTGTAGCGAAATCGACACATGAAGAAGGTTGCTCTTGCGGAGATTTCTGGCACGAAGACACTCGTGAAGCTATCAACAAAGACCCGACCTTCCCCAAGATCCCCAGAACAAGGGGTAAGCCACAGTCGCCGGAGTATCAGGCATTACAAAGAATAGCTCAGAGGTTGAGGCCGATCATACGGGCCTCGCTCGTCAGGGGTATAAACGCCTTCAAGAAGAACATCGACCTCAATGACCTAGCAGCTGCGATCTCCAAGGCCGATGTAGCCGAAGCTCTCAACGTAGTGCCGTGGGATGACTTTAGAGGGGCTATAAAAGGCATTGATAAGGTCGTTTTGGACGGTGTCTCAGAGTCGGCAGAAAAATCAAAATTCCTTTTCAGAAAATCTATTCAACGGTTAATTCCTACGCTGAAGCCTGATGTGACTTTTGACGCAGAAAATCCTGCTATTAAAAACTGGATGGAGAATCACATAGGCGAACTGGTTACAAACATAAAGGATAGCACTCAAAAAGGCATACAACAGATAGTCATGCGATCAATCAATGAAGGTTTGCCTCCTCGTGAAAGTGCCAAGATGATCCGTCAAATAGTCGGCCTGAACGACCGCCAAGTTACCGCCGTGATAAATCGTCGGGAAAAACTAATGGCCTCAGGCATGAGAGGACGCCGCCTAGAGGACGCTGTAGAAAGGTACACCCAAAAACAATTAAAGTACCGCAGTGAGCTGATAGCCAGAACCGAATCAATGACCGCAAACAACAGGGGCTTGATGGAGGTGGTAAACCAGAACGCTGATGCTGGACTCTTCGACAGGAGCAAGGCAAAGAAAAAGTGGATCGTCACACCTTATGATCGAGTGTGCAAAATCTGCAAACCCATGCAAGGCAAAACTGTCCCAGTTGACGGTGAGTTTACGCTGAGGAATGGTGAGTCTGTTCCTCATCCTCCGGCTCACCCAAACTGTAACTGCTCTTGGTCTATAGAATTGGAGGGGGCTATATGAGTGAAAAAGAAGGAAAAACTCTGCCGGAAAGACTTGCTGAATCTAATTCTGGCAATAATTCTGTGGCTGAATCTGTCGGAAGTTGCTCTGTGAAGAAAAACATAGAGCCTTTTCGACTGCAAAAGGCTGACATTTCTGATGAAATTGACGATATAGAAAACTACGACTCAATCGAAGACGCATGGGCTTGGTCACAAGGTCGTGGTGAGGTGGCAGTTCAACCACTATACAAAGGAATACGTGGACTGCTTGCCAAACAAGGCGAACGAGCGATTCTGAAACTTGAGGACGAACCTTCCAAGAACGTCATAGGCCAACTTAAAGAAGCAACATTGGAAGCCGATGAGGACTTTACCGCTGAAGTTGTGATGGTTCCTAGTGAAGATAGTGGGGAAGTTCCAAAAATCTACTTGATTGATCTACTGTTCTGGGGAGATAACATTGTAGAGGCTCCTTTTGCTGACCGTAGACAGAAGATGATAGAGTTCTCAAGAAAAAATCTAATTGGTAGTGGGCTTGTCGAGGTAGTTGAGATAAAATGGATTACAAGCATAACAGAGTTGCACGAAGCAGTGAGATGGGCTTTGAGCCAAAAAAGGACAAAAGCCGCACTGTTCAAGTCTTACGATGGCATCTATCCGACCAAGTCAAAAAGTTCAGATTGGTATGAGTTAAGAAAGGGCCGAGACTTCTTGAAGACCTCTATTTTAAAGCAAATTGATGAAACTTCACTTCTCGCAGCAGCAGCACTAGGTTTCAAGGTGGAAGAGATCACTGACGAAACATCAAAAAGTTCGATAGAAAAAGAAAAAAAATCTAACGAAAAAATTAAAGCGTCGATCCTCAAGGCCGATAATGAAAAGCAGTTCGTACTTGGTGTTGTTCTTGAACCAATGGAAGTCGATCAGCAAGAGGACATTATGATCCCTGCTGACATAGAAGAGACAGCACATGATTACCTTATAAATCATAGGGTTGTGGGCTTTAGGCACAAAGATGAAGAGGACGCAGTCGTGGCCGAGAGCTACATCGCACCAGTTGACTTTGAACTGAATGGTGAGTTAGTAAAGAAAGGTAGCTGGTTGTTAGGTATCAAAATCTACAATCCTGACACATGGCAGATGGTCAAAGACGGAGAAATCAATGGCTTTTCTGTTGGTGGCTTTGGAGTAAGAGAGGAGCTCGAATAATGGCTTTAACCCAGTTGAAAGACTTAACTGGTTATGAGGTTTCTTTAGTTCCGAAAGGCGCTAATAAGAAGAAAAGGTTTTTGGTTGTCAAAGAAAATGGAGACTTGGACATGGACAAACTTTTGGAAGCGATCCTCAAAGAGGGTCTAAAAGACGAGGAGGCGGTTGACAAGGTTGCCAAAAGCCTCGGTCTTGAAGAAGATGGAACGAAAGTTCTAAAAGCAATTTTGAAGATGGTAGGGGCAGATGAATCTCCTCTCTCGAAAGAGAAGTTGATGAAAGCCCTCAAAGAGATGGGTTGCGACACCGAGAAAGAAGATTCTGAAGATGGAAAATCTGAGGATGACAAAGACGGTGATCAAAGCTCAGTCAATAAAGAGGGTGACAAACCCACAGAAAACAAGGAAGGAGAAGGTATGCCCACTAAAGTTCCAGTTCGGAAAGAAGATGGTTCTTGGGATCTCGATGGCGTAGACGAGAACATTCGTCCTGCTCTCGAAGTTGTGTGTAAATCAAATGAGCAATTAGCGAAGTCTCTTGAAGATCAAAAATCTGAGAACAAGACTCTTGCTGACAAGCTCGCAGCGGAAAAAGACGCTCGCATCCTCAAAGAATTTGAAGAAAAAGCGAAGTCTTACGGACACCTCGGCGAGGACGCTACGAAACTTGCCAAGGTTCTGAAGTCAGTTCATGACGCTGATCCTGAGAATGGAAAAGCTGTCGAAGAAATCCTCAAAGCTGCAAACAGCAAAATTGAGGAAGGAAGTCTTTTTGAAGAAAAAGGCACCACTGGTGGAATTAACGCAGGCGCAGATGCTTGGACAAAGATCGAAAAAACTGCTGAAGAAGTTGCAAAAAAAGAGTCAATTTCTAAAGCAGAAGCAATCGACCTCGTTCTAAAGCGAAACCCTGAGCTTTACAAAGAATACGAAGATGAGAAGAGGAGGGCTATGTAATGGCTACAGAACAATTGGGATTCTCAATCGGAACAGAAACGGCTGATGGCGATTACACCTCAAGCCAATTTCTCGGTGTCAAGTTTAGTGCAACTGGCTTTGCAGTTTGTTCGGCAGCAGGTGAAGCCTGTGATGGCATCCTTCAAGACAAGCCAGCACTTGGTTCAGCAGGAAAAGTTACCGTCCTTGGTAAGTCGAAAGCTGTAGCCGGAGCCGCTTTTGCTAAAGGAGCACTTTTGGCAGTAAACGCTTCCGGTAAGCTCATTACCGCAGTGTCTGGCAACTACATTGTTGGCAGAGCTTTGGAAGCAGCAAGTGGTGCTGACGAGATCGTTAGCGTTGTTTTAACTCGTTTTGGCCGTGTAGCATAATAGGAGGTAAGTCATGCCACAACCAACCCTGAGCGATGTTCATGTTGACCGACCGTTGACTAACATCTCCGTAGCATACATTCAGTCGGCAGAAAATTTTATCGCTGATAAGATTTTTCCTGCTGTTCCAGTACCTAAGAAGTCAGACGTCTACTACAAGTATGACAGAGACTCATGGTTCAGAGACGAAATGGAAAAGCGTGCTCCAGGTACGGAATCTTCCGGTTCTGGCTACGAGCTTGAAACAGACAACTATTCTTGTGACGTCTGGTCGCTTCACAAGGATATTTCTGACCAAATCAGAGCAAATACAGACCAACCTCTCGACGCAGACAGAGACGCAACTCTCTTCTTGTCGCAAAAAGGTATGCTTCGCAAAGAAAAGCAATTCGTAAGTGAGTATTTTACTGGCAGCAAGTGGACAGGCTCTACTACTGGTGGTGATATCACTCCTTCAACCCTTTGGGATAATGCCTCTTCTACTCCTATCGAGGACGTTGAAGAACAGCAGGACGCAATGGGTGAGAAAACAGGTATGCGACCTAACGTCTTTGTTGTTTCTCCAGCGGTTCACAGAGCCTTGAAGAACCACCCAGACATTAGAGATCGTATTAAGTACGTCCAAAAAGCCATTCTTCAAGAAGAACTTCTTGCAAGTCTCTTTGGCGTACAGAAGTACGTTGTTGCTCGTGCCACAAACAATATTGCTGCGGAAGGTGCTACAAGAAGTATGCAGTACATCTACGGCAAACACGCTTTGTTGGCGTATGCTAACCCAACTCCTTCTCTCCTTCAGCCATCAGCAGGCTATATGTTCAGTTGGACTGGACTCTTGGGAGCCGGAGCTATGGGAACTCGCATGAAGAAGTTCCGCATGGTTCACCTCGAAAGTGACCGTGCTGAAATCGACATGGCTTTTGACATGAAGCAGGTAGCTGCTGATCTTGGTGTATTCTTTGATACCCCAGTTTCTTAAACCACTGTTAAGGAGAGCCGAGAGTGAGTAAAACAGTGTGGTATGCTACCAGAAATTTCAAAGGAATAGACAAAAACGGCGATCCCTGCGACTACAGTCGTGGGGATATCGTCGAAGGTGTTGAAAGATGGCCTACGTTTTCTTCTCTAAAAAACATTGAGTGGATCACAGACCTGATTCCTGCCGGAGTTAAAAAGAGTAGCAGTAAACCCAAGAAAGAAAAAGAGCCAGAAACCGAAGTAGAAGCCGAAGTTGATGAGCAAGATGATCCTGAAGAGTTTGTCTGCGATATATGCAACAAGGTTTTCAAAACTTCAAGAGCACTAAAAGTCCACATGAGGTATCATTGACATGGAATTTACCTACTCAGGAGACCCGACAAAAAGCACCAAGGACGAAGTTCGCTTTTTAATAGGTGACACTGACGTAAATTCGCCTCAACTGGGCGATAGCGAGATTTTATACGCTATATCATCTGAAGGTAATGCTTTGCTTGCGGCGGTGGCTTGTGCTACCGCTTTGCAAGCTCGGTATTCTCGCCTGTCAGATGAAAGCGTAGGTGATGTTAGCAAGAGCTACAGCCAACGTGCTGATGCTTTTGAAAAACTTGCTAAAGCATTACGCAGAAGAAATGCTGAAAGATCAGTCTGTCCTTATGCTGGTGGCATATCTAAGGCCGACAAAGAGACAAATGTTTTGGATGAAGATCGAGTAGATAACGCTTTCAACAAAGAACTGCATAACAACCCGAGATCAGGCTCTAACACCGAGTACGATCCTTGTGAACCTTAGAGGATAGAGGATTTAGATTTTGGCTATCAACAGCACAACTGACAAAGACACTGGGGCTTCAAGAATTATAAATGAAGCTGCTACAGTCAATGGAAGTTTTGTTGAGATCGGTGTCCATGAGAGCGCAGGTATGCACGAAGGTGAAGATGAACCATTACTGACCGTTGCAGAGGTTGCTTTTTTTAACGAGTTTGGAACTGTGACAGCACCAGAACGGTCATTTCTAAGATCAACTATTGACGAGAATAGAAGAAAACTTGAAAAGAAAACAGCCGAACTATTCTCAAAAGTAGAGTCCGGTCGCATGGATGCTAAAAAAGCATTAGATGCCCTCGGATTCCTTATTCAAGAGTTGATTAGAAAGAAAATATTAGAAACGAACGATCCTCCAAACGCACCAAGAACCATCGCAGCTAAAGGCTTTAATAACCCACTGGTAGATAGTCGCCAACTTTGGCGGTCTATCACTTTTGAGTCTACAGTCAAAAGGAAGAAAGGTGGGAAAGTTGCATGACTTCTTCTAGCGGTCTACATCCTAACATCACAGAAGACTTTGAGATAATCAAAGACGGTGAAAAAATTACGATCAGGCGAAGGGAGTCTGGTCGCTACTACAAAGGCCGTTGGAGAACATCGAACAGGTATGAAGAGTTTGAAGCTCAAGCGAGTTTTCAGCCCATGTCTGGACGAGAGACAATGCAACTACCAGAAGGTGACAGGTTGAAGTCGCACGTAAAGGTCTACACCAAGTTCAATCTCAAACGAGATGACATAATCGAGCGAGGTGAAGAAGAATACGAAGTGCAAGTATTACTCAACTGGGGAACTTTCACAAAAGCCATAGCAAGGTTGGTCGATGTCAAACGCAACTGATATAGATTATATCTTAGATTCTATCTACTCTTGGATCGCTTCAAGGTCAGTAGTTGATAGTCAAAAGATATTTAAAGAAGATCCAAACATCGACAGGCCAACTCCACCATCTGTTTCTTTCAGGATATTAAGCGGGCCTTCCGTCCTTGGCACTTCCGACACTCACAAGTACGATCCTGCTGAGGGTGGTGACGTTGTTTCTGGTCATAGATCAGTCACCATATCCTTGAAAGCATACGGGGAGCAATCCCATCAGATAATGAGTAACTTGCAAGCGTCATTAGAGCTTATATCTGTAAGGGAATACTTCACTACGAGAAACATGGCTGTTTGGATAGTCAATCCTGTTCTTGAAATATCTACAGTTATTGAGACGGGCATTGAAGATCGACACCAGTTAGATATTACTTTCGGAGTATCTTCAATTCAGACAGATGATGAAGGTGAGATTACAACTATTAATATTAAGGATGCTACAGTCGTGAAAGAAGACGGTACTGTGGTGGACACCATTAATAAGACTATTGACAAGCCTTAGGAGGGATTACAATGTCTAACGGTTTAGAAAGAATCATTGATCTACAGATCAGTCGAGAAACGGCTGCTGTAAGTCAGGCTGGCTTTGGTGCAGGAAACTTCCTAAGCAACGATGCCGCTTTTAGTGAAAGAATCAAGCAATACTCAAGTCTACAAGCTGTTTCAGAGGACGATCTTGCCGGAGCAGACACGTTAGCATTTGCTACTGTTTATTTCGGACAGTCAGTACGTCCTACTACCTTGTATGTCACCAAGAAGGGCAAGGATTTAGTTAGAATACAGACTTTGGACTTTGTAGAGGACTTTGTTACTGGAAATACTATTGATCTTAAAATTAATGGAGTTTCTATTACGCAGGTTCCTTTTGACACCAACCAAGCCACAACGCTTGCAGCGTTAAATTCGCAGATTCAATCAAATGCTGACGTATCCTCTGCTTCGGTAACTGGTTCGAGACAAATAACTATCACTGGCGACGATATAGACACGGCAGTTGTAGTTTCTGAGATTGTTGTTGCAGGCGGTGCTTCTCAGACTACTGGCTCGGTCACTGTGACGCAGTACGAAGACGAAGTTTTGACCAACGTAGCAAGCCTCCAAGAAGCTCAACAGTCCAACAATGACTGGTATGCCCTTGCAGCATACGAGCGCACAGCAGCTGATATTCTGCTTCTCGCTGCATTTATCCAAGCACAAAGAAAAATTTACGGTGTTGCCGTGGATGATTCTGACGTACTGACAGCCGTTGACACTGACATAGCGTCACAGCTCAAAGCAAATTCTTACGACAGAACCTTTATAATATACTCGGCAGACCAAGCTAAGTACCCAGAAGGAGCTGCACTTGGTGGACAGCTTCCAAAACAGCCGGGTTCTATCACTTGGAAGTTCAAGACTCTAAGCGGCGTAGCTGTTGATAACCTCACAGATACAGAAATTGCAAACGCTCTTTCTAAAAACTGTAACATCTACACAACTGTAGGTGGTCAGAACATGATGGAAGAGGGCAAGATGGCTCAAGGTGAGTTCATCGACATTATTAGAGGCGTTGACTGGATGGATGCAAGGATAACTGAGAACATCTTCCAAGCATTTATCTCAGAAGACAAAATTCCATACACAAATAATGGTGCTTCTATCATTGTTAACCGCATCAAGCAGATTCTAGATCAAGCCGTTACAAGAACAATTCTTAGCAACGATCCTGAGCCTTCAGTTTTCGCTCCACTCGTTTCTGATGTTCCTACTAACGATAGAGCAAACCGTATTCTGCCTGACGTAACTTTTGAAGGAGTACTGGCAGGTGCAATTCACAAAACAATTATTCGAGGAACGGTTAGCGTTTAAGGAGGAAATTCCAGATGATTAAGACATACGATCCTAAAGAAGTTTCTATTATCATTGGTACTCGTCCTTTGACGGGTTTAGCCGATGGTACTTTTGTCACTGTAAGACGCAATAGTGACTCTTGGTCTTTGCAGATCGGCGCAGATGGCGAAGGTGTGCGAAGTAAGACCAATGACCGAAGTGGACAAGTTGAAATCGTCCTGCAACAAGGTAGTAGCGACAACGATTTCTTGTCTGAACTTGCGAACTCAGACGAAGTTAGCAATGGCGGAGTTGTGCCAATCTTGATAAAAGACAACCTCGGAAGTTCACTTTTTGCAGCCGAGAGTGGTTGGATTAAAAAGCCAGGTGATTCTGCTTTTGCAAAAGAGACAGGTGATCGAACTTGGCTATTTGAGACAGCACAGCTAAATATGTTTATCGGTGGCAGCGAACAGCAAGGATAAGGAAGCCGTAAATGAAAAGACCAGAGAACCGAGTCATTGACGGAAAAAGTTATTCCTTCATGTATATGGGGCCTAAGCAGCAGATCAAAACTATGAAGTTCATAATGGACACAATAGGGTCGCCGCTAGGAACTGCATTGGGAGAAGATGGTGGGGAAGGGGGCTTCCTTGATGCTGACGCAGGCGTTGTCGGTCGGTTTATCAAGGAGGCTCTGACCTCCATAGACGATGATAAAGTCATAGATCAGATTGAAATTCTGTTAAACCATACAGAACGAAAGAATGACAAAGGCAACTTAGCACCTGTTTCGATGGAGAAAGACTTCCACGGGGAGTTGGCTCATCTTTTTAAAGTAGTTAAAGCTGCTTTGGAGGTGAACTACGGTGATTTTTTAGGCGTAAGCGGCGGCTTCATCGGAAAGATAAAAAGCCAATTAGCGATGAAGAACGCCTGATCCTAGAAGGGTCAAAACTAGATTGGCTCATTTGGAGGCCGATCGTAAGACAGATAGCTACGCTTGAAGAGATCGAAACGCACTGGACTTTATGTGATCTTCTTGATGCAAACGAAGCATTAGACATAATGGATGACCTGCAAGAGGTTCAATCCAAGAATATCAGAGAAAAGAACAGGTGGAAGTAAATGGCTGCAATAAAGGTAAGAGAGCTTTTAACTAAATGGGGCTTTGAGGTTGACAACAAACCTATAGAGCGCATGAACAAGTCTCTTGCCGACACCAAGGCAGTCATAACTTTGGTAGGAGCTCAAGCAATAGCTCAGATCGGAGCCGTGTTTGGCCTTACTAACTCCGTAGCGCAATTAGGTGATGAAGCGGCGAAGACTTCAGCCCGTATAGGCATAAACGTCGAGGCTTTGCAGGAGTATTCTCACGTAGCGGCTTTGGCCGGATCATCTACGCAAGAGATGAACTCTGCCCTTGAAGCATTGACCCTTGGCATAGCCGAAGCACGAAAAGGCGGTGGCAAGTTAATCGAGCCTCTTATTCGCTTGAACCAACTCACAGGTCGTGACCTGCTTACGAGTATGGGGAGTGCGGATGAGATGATGCTCGGTCTTGCCGATGCTTTCGCTGCGATGACTGACGAGACAGAAAAAGCTGAACTTGCAAGCAAGATTTTTGGCGGTAGCGGTCTGGCTATGGTCAATGTTCTGAACCAAGGCAGCGTTGCCTTACGCAGACAACGTATGGAAGCGAGAGAACTGGGTATTGTACTTAGTGCTGACGCTGCTAGGCAGTCTGAAGTTTTTATAGACTCACTCCACAGAGCCAAGAGCGTGGTCAATGGTATTAAGAACGAGATCGGCATTGAGCTAATGCCAGTGGTCATTGACTATATGAAGCGTTTTAAAGAGTGGGTACTGCTCAATAAGCAATGGCTAAAATTTACCATAACGAAAAATCTCCGAGCCATGATTAAAGGCTTCAAAGTGCTCCTCGGTTTTGTGAAGATTGCATTTAAAGTTTTCTCAGGACTTGTGACCAGTTTAGGCGGTTTAGAGCGTGTCTTGAAGATCGTCACTATAGCCCTCGCAGCTTTTACCGCAGTTAAGTTTTTATCTGCTATCGGTAACATGGCTATGGCTATAACCCACGGATTAGTCGCAGCTTTCAACTTGCTGGGAAATACAGCACTAATAGCTCAGGCAAAAATGTTGTTAATGCCTATCGCCGTTGGTGCTGCGGTTGCTGCGGTTCTGCTAATCATAGAAGACTTAGTTGCATTTTTTCAAGGTCGTGATTCTCTAACGTCAGAAATGCTTGACTGGATAGGGCCTTTAAATTTCGATGAAGTCTTAAAAGGGATGCTTATTTCTCTTGAAGAGATTAAGGAAGAAATTCAGAAATGGGTTGCAAACCTATTTGACTTCGACACTATTGGTGCTTTGAATGAGCACATGGAAGGTCTTCAAACTAAGTTTGCGAAAAGTGTGGCAGGCTTTTTTGGCTTTGGAGACGACGAAGATGAAAATGAAGAACAAAAGAAAAACATCGCTGGCAATCTCAAAGACGCAGGCGTTGCCACACCTCAAGCAACAGCACCACGACCTGATCTAAGATTAATCCAAGGTGGCGCAGCCGGAGGACAGACTAACAACAATGTAACCAACAATAACAACGTCACTGTTTCTGTCGAGGTTCCAGAGGGAACTACTCCAGACGAAGGCCGTAGGATGGTAGAGCAAGGCATAAAAGATGCCCTTCAAGAGATGGCAAGAGAAACACAAGCAGCCACAGGAACTAACGTGGAGAGATAAGAATGGGTCTTGCAGCATTAATTTTTGGCGGTAATACAAGGACGGAGATCAAATCACCTGATTCTGGTTTAGCCGTTTTGACTATAGACGCTACCCTTAGTTCCACTCATTCAGCCGGAGCGCAACTAACAAAGAGAGAATTGGAAGATGGCGCAGAAGTAAACGACCACATGGTTACTTCGCCTGAAGGTGTTGTAATAAAAGGCGTGATCTCAGAAACACCACTTGACTTGTTCACTTCATTGTCTGGTTCTGCCATAGGTGCAGCGGCGAGTTTGGTTTCTTCATCGGCAGGTGGTGCGCTAGCTTCTGGCATACTCGGAGGCGCCTTGCTTGGTGCTGTCAATGGAGGCCGTACTGTCAACAGCTTTGAGATCATGGTTCAGCTACAACAAAAAAGAATAAAATTTGATCTGGTTACAGGTCTAAAGAACTATAAAGACATGATTCTTACTTCGGTAGTCGCTGAACGATCTTCCGCTATCGGAAAAGCAATCCAGTTTACGGCAGTAATCGAAAAGGTAAACTTCGTGACCTCGCAGTTAATTTCACTTAACGAAGCGAGCATGAAGGACATTGGTGCAAGCGCAGCCGGAGAGACAAATCTTGGCAAACAGTCGGCGAGTGCTGCCAGTGAAGATACAAGCTCAAGCGGGTCTATTCTTTACAACTTGTTTGGGGGGGCTGCTTAATGGCTTACCTTGAGATTCCGATTAGGACAGACATACCAGCCTATCAGTTTCAAATTACACTGGAAGGCACCGTCTACACTCTTCATTTTCACTACAACACACGGGCAGAACGTTGGGTAATGGATGTTAACAATGTAGACGATGAGCCGATTGTAGTTGGAGTTCCACTGCTTTACGGTTTACCTCTTCTCGACAGATACCAAGACGAAAGATTACCACTGGGAAGTTTTATGATTCTGGATGAAACAGGCGAAGAAAGAAATCCGACAAGGGATGGCTTTGGGTCTGATTTCAAATTGCTTTATAGGGAGTCCACAACAGTTGGCTAACGAACTTTTTGGGAGAATAGGTAGTGTGAGTGTCCTCAAGCGTGGGGAAGCTCAGGCTCGTGAATTTAAGGGTCTCAGGTTCAGTTTCAACGTGACCAAAACTTCAGAGGCAAATCCTAACACCGGAAAGATCACACTGTTTAATTTGGCAGCACAAAATAGAAGTCTGTTAGAGGAGCCGAACTCACAGATCGTAGTCAAGGCAGGGTATAGCGGTTTCGGTGTCAACCCGATTGAGACAGCATCGATTCTTGGAGGTGACTTGGCCGAGATTATCTACGTTGGAGACATACGACTAAACGGCATTAAGAACGAAAGGCGTGGCCCTGACATAGCCACAACATTGGAGTGTTCGACTGGTCTGGTAGCTCTCAATGAGGCTAAGATCAACAAGTCATACACGAAAGGAACGACCGCTATACAGGTTATCACAGACTTAGCTTCAAGCATGGGTCTTAACATTGCACAGCTTCAAACGTCTGGGGCTGATGTTTTTTTAGGCGGTTTGAGTTTAAGCGGGTCTTCCAAAGATGCCCTCACTACCATTCTAAAGAAGCTCGGAGTTCAATGGTCTATCCAAGACGATGAACTTCACATTGTTGACAAACAACTCCCAACAGCAGAACCAGTCGTTCTACTAACTGAAAACACTGGACTTATTGGAGTGCCGACCAAGATGGCTAATGGAGGCTACATTTTTAAGAGCCTTTTGAACCCTAAAATAAGACCAGGTCGTACCTTATCTGTAATTAGCAAAACAGCAACCGGTCTATTCAGACCTCGCAAGGTAGATTTTGTAGGTGATTTAGACGGTGGGCCTTGGGAGACAACTGTGGAGGCGATAGCTATTGGCTGATTTAGATACCACAGGAACAACATTAACTGAATCTCCATCTTGGGCGCAGGTTCTACAGGACGCTTTTGAGTCGAGATTATGCGAGCTGCATACCGCTATTCCTGCAAAAATAGTCAGTTATGACTCCAAAACTGGTCAGGCAGATGTGCAACCCCTTTTAAAGCGAAAATTTAAAGACGGTGAAGTGGTCGATCTTCCAGTTTGCAATGCTGTTCCGGTTTGCTTCCCTCGGACTCTATCGGCCTATGTCCACTTGCCGATCAAAAAGGATGATCTCGGTCTTTTGATCTTTTCAGAGCGTTCTATTGACCGCTACAAGACATACGGTGGAAGTCAAGACCCACAAGACCCACGCAAGCATAGTTTGTCAGATGGCTTTTTCATGCTCGGCGGCTATCCACTGACAATCCCACCTGTGGCTGTGCAGGATGGCGCACTTCATGTCAAGAACGCCGCTGCTGATGTTCTTCTTTTGGAAGATGGAACAGTGACAATAAAGAATCTTATCGCTGAGTTGACCGTGGACAAAGCAGGTAAATTGAAGTTGAAAGGATTGACCGGAGAATTAGTTGATTTAATCAGTCAACATTTAGATAAAGACATTGCACATACTCATCCTACAGCGGTCGGGCCTAGTGGTCCTCCGATAAACGCAGCAGAGTATGCAGTGATTAAAGCCTTAGTTGATGGAATGAAGTCGTGACGATAGATGCACTACCAATCTGGCAGTCAACCTTCGCAGCCTTACCCAAGGTCGCCAATAATTCTTGGGCGGGTAATTTCGCTAGCTGGGTAGATAGTCGTGTGACTAATAAGATGGGCCTAAACGGTATGGGGGGGGCAGGTCTGTCTTTTACTTTTAATAAAACTGTGTTTGAAGCACAGTTAATTACGCTAACACCGACAGGAAATGCTTTGGCTGGCATAACTGCTTTTGCAGATGCGTGGGAGACCGCCATACTCGCGTCTGTAGCGGTTGTAGCGGCAGGGTCATACATCGGTAGCCCTTCGCCCAGTACAACGTGGTCAGTGGTCAATACGACTACGATAGACCCACCTTCAATTCTGGCTGCGAAGAACAAAATTAAAGAATTAGTTTCAGCCCCCCCCACAGCAAACGCACTGGACAGTGAATTTCCTATCAAGTTCAGAGAGGCGTTTTTACTATTGACGATCACTACAAGTGGTTTGGACTCAGATTCACCACCTAAATCACTGGTAGACACAGCGAGGGCGACACAATGACAGATATTAGACAGACTGAAGATGGAGATATTTATGTAGAGTCGAGCAACCTGTCTTTCGTCAATGGGGCTGATGAAGTGACACAACTACTTAGGCAGCGACTGACTACCTTCTTCGGCGAGTGGTTCTTGGACACAACAATAGGCGTTCCCTACTATCAAGAAGTTTTCAAGAAAAATCCTAATCCAATAGCAATCGAGTCTGCTTTCAAAAATGAGATTCTAAATACTCCAGGTATTTTAGAACTCTCACAGTTTCAGTTAGATATTGACTCATCTTTGAGAGAGTTAACTGTTACACTTGAAGCAGTTTCAACAGATGGCGTAATCGACTTTAGCGAGGTGCTGACGATATGAGTTTTGGACTATCAACAAGTGGCTTAAACATCAAAAGAGCCTCAGACATTAAGACAGAATTAGAAACTTCCTTTCAAAGCACCTTTGGAAAGTCAATAAACTTAGATGCAAGGAGCATACTTGGTCAGATCATTGGCATCGTTTCTGAAAGAGAAGCATTAGTTTGGGAACTTCTCGAAGAGGTCTATAACAGCCAATATCCTGATACTTCAGAAGGTGTGCCTCTTGACAATGTAGTGGCTATTACTGGAACGAACAGAAAAAGCGCAACTAAGTCTGTGGGTGTCCTCACTTTGATAGGTGACGCAGGTACGCTGATCCCTTTAAACTCAGTGATTTCAGTCCAAGGAAATGAGGATGCAAGATTTATCACGGACGCAGATGCCACTATCCAAGCGGGAACAGATGAAGAGCAACTAATCTCGTTCCTTCAAGTTCCAGACACAGGAACATTCATACTCAGTTTCAATGGAGTTCCAACTTCAGCTTTAGATGAAACTGCCACGGACGCTGACGTAGAGGCAGCACTGGAGGCGTTGGACGAGATCGATGCTGTGTCAGTTTCTGGCTCATTTTCTTCCGGCTTCACTATCTTATTCCAAGGTGACAATGGGCTAAGTCCTCAGCCTGAAATTGCTGTAGACGCTAACCTTCTGAGAGCATTAGAAAAAGGAACAATAGATACGGTTGCTGACGTTGCTGCTTCCTTAGATCAAACGTGGTTCAGAATTAACGAGGTCGGAGGTTCAATAGGGTTTTGGATTGACGTAGATGATTCTGGCTCAACCATACCTGCCGGAGCTGCTGCGATGGACAGGGCTGTAGAAATAACGACTATCAATACTGGCGATTCTGCCTCTGTAGTCGCTACCAAGGTCGCTGCTGCGCTTCAAGCGGATGCAGCAATCTCTTCTGCGTCAGCTATCGGGTCTCAGATTAGCTATGTGGCAGCGGTGGCTGGCGCACTTGCGGATTTTTCAGATGGAGACACAGGGTTTACTTTCAATACAACAGTTCAAGGTCGCAGCGCAGGAGACTTAACCATCACGACTTCGACCACCACTGAGGGTGTTTACCCACAGATCGACGTTTCTGTTACTGCCGAGGAGGCAGGTGAGGTTCAAGCCCCTGCAGGAACTTTGACAGTGATAGAAACCCCTGTAAGCGGTTGGGATAGTTGCACAAATGCCTTGGACATAGACGTAGGAACAGAGGTCGAATCTGACCAAGCGTTGAAACTAAGGCGTTTGGACGAGATAGCCATTGCAGGTAAAGCCACACCGGAAGCCATACGTGCTGCTTTGATCGCTATTAACGAAGTGACTGCCGTAGTGGTATTTACCAACAATTCCTCAATCGAAGATCAAGATGAACGACCACCTCACTCAGTTGACATAGTGGTAGAAGGTGGAGATGAAGACGAAATCGCAGAGGAAGTCTTTGATGTTGTAGCAGCAGGTATCGAAACGATAGGCGATATTTCTAAAACAGTCAATGATTCTCAAGGCTTTGCTCAAACCGTAAAGTTCAGCCGACCAGATGGCGTCGAAATACACTGCGAAGTCGACCTTACAGTTGATGCGAATGAGTTCCCGAGTGATGGAGCAGAACAAGTTAGAGACTTGATCGTTGCTCACGGTAATAGCTTAGGAATCGGCAAGGATGTTATTGTCTACATTCAGTTGGTTTGCTCCTTCTCAAGTGTTCCAGGAATTTTAGATGTTGTGGTAAGAATTGGAGCCGCTGCGATGCCAGTGGCAGGTTCTACAACCGTTACCGCTGCGGATAATGCTGGCGATCTTGAGTTTACAAAGGCATCTCACGGACTTATAGACAACAACAGGGTCACGTTCTCATCTACCGGAACTTTGCCTGATGGCATTTCTGCCGGAGTGATCTATCATGTGGTTAGTGCAGGGACAGACACTTTTCAAGTTGCCACTGAGCGAGGCGGTGATCCTGTTCCTTTCAACAATGCAGGAACAGGCACTCATACAGTTTCATACGGAGGCCGAGACGACAACATTGAGATTTCATCTAGGGAAGTAAGCAAGTGGGATACTTCAAGAACAACTATTACTGTGCTCTAAGGGTGATCTAATGGCTCAAGAAATTACCACAATCTCAACTCACGTAGAGGACGCTCTTGCGAGGCTTCTTGAGAGATATAAAGGCAAAGAAAAAACAGAAGGTATCATTGAAGCCTTAGCCGATCAATTTCAAGATTTAGAGGACGTGACTTTTTCTCTAATTTTAGGTCGAGCTATTTCTACAGCCGAAGGTAAGCAGCTTGATCTTTTAGGAACCATTGTTGACTTGGAGCGAGAATCCGGCCTATCTGACGAGAGATATAGGGTTTTGCTTTATGTCAAGATTGGGCAGAACACTTCTCAAGGTGCACCGGAAAAACTGATCACAGTTCTGAAACTTTTGGCAGAGGCCGATGTGGTCTTTTATCAGAATTTGACTCGTGCATCTGTACTTCTTGCAGCAGACCGAGATTTAGACCCAAGCAGCGATCCAGACGATGTTATCTTCCTGTATGAAAACCTTCAAAAAGTTGCAGCAGCAGGAATACGGATAGATTACCTTGTGAGTTTTTCAGAAAATGACGATTCTTTTGCTTGTGCAGGTAGTAATGCTGACGCTGCTGCGTTGGGCTTTGGAAATACATTAGATGCAAACGCTGGCGGTAAATTTGCTAGAATCCACAGACAGTTGATCCCTTTTGCTTTTGACGGGCAGTCGGTCGATAGGCGTGGCTTCGGAACTGTACGAGATCCGCTAGTAGGTGGAACGCTAGTAACAACGTAAGGGAGTAAACCGATATGGCTAAACCAACTTCGCACTTAGATTGGGCGGTAGGGAACCCTAATCCCAGTCTAAACATTATTGAACCTTCGTCCGCTAAGAAAATCTCAGCTTGGGCTGCTGATGAAAGGCCACCTTATGAGTTCATGAACTGGCTTTTCTTCCGTCAGGATGAGTGGAATAAATACTTTGAATCTCAGACAGATTCTTTTGCAGGAAAATACCCTGTAGTTATCGGCTCTGGCGCTGATGCTACTCATGCAACTTTGCAAGCGGCGGTCAATGACGTTGCTTTGGGAACTGATCTTTGGGTGCTTGTCAAAGAGGGTGAAGCCCTTAACACGGCGATAAGTTTGACAAAAGCAAGGTGGAGAATCGATATTGCTCCAGGTGTTGTCTACTCAAAAGGTGGAGGAGCACCTACGTCTGCGTTTAGCGTCGAAGCCGAAGGAATAGAAATAAACTACGGTCGCTTCACAGGTTGGACAGGCGGAAGTGATGTTGTTATCCTTCAGAATGCAGCGGCAGAATACGCCAAAGTATTCGGCTGTCGTTTTGGAGCATCTACTAATTCAGAGGTCGATCAGTCTGCTGTTCCGGCAGGTAAAAAAGGGCCTATCACTGATACTATCTCGGAGGTTTAATCAATGAATAAGAGACAAAAATACGTTCTATCCTTAGTTGCGTTTCTCATAGCTACGGTTGCTTTTGCAGCAGGTTATGAGAGGATTTCAAAAGACCAGTTAATGATTGGCACAGGCACATCAGACGACAAGTCCATTGAGTTTGATACTGGCCTCTCGCCAAACGCTAAGATGACCGTCGATGGCTCGACCGGAGACATGGGCTTCAACAAGAATAACTTTGGAGTCGGTGATGGCTCGGCAGGCATAAAATCTTTCTACTTTGACACAGGTGCATCTCCAAACGATCCTGCTCTTGGTGTAGATGCAAGCGGTAATGTCTCAATCGACAATGATGCGTCAGTGGTGCTAAACACCGACTCAGTGGACGTTGGAGACGACACCGACGCTGATCAAACCATAACTTTTAAGGCCAACAACGGGGCAAATAACGCCACTATCGGATGGTCTGAGACAGACGAAGCTCTGGTCTTCAGTAACGATGGAACTACGGTTAGACGCATTGGTTCTGGCGGTGGAGCCGGAGGTGGCATCAATGTCCTTCAGGATTATAACTGGGATTTCGAGCTTGGAGACGATGGCAACTGGACTAAGACGGGTGCTTCGACTTTCACTATCGTTACCTCAGCAACCCATGTCTATAACGGTGAAAAATCTGGCTTGTGGGATGCAAGCTCTGCAACTGAAAAACTCCAAAGCGCAACAATAACTGTTCAAGCAGGATTAGATGGAAAACTATGTGGGATTTTTGCTCCGTACAAAGGCGGCGAAGACAACATTAAATTCTATGCTTGGAATGGCTCGTCAGTTATTGGCGAAGAAAAATACCTTGTCGAATCTACAAAATGGACTACGGCTATAAATACATTTCCTTGTCCGGCTCAAGGCACAAACTTAATCTTAATTTTTGAAGCAGATTCAAATGCTAACCCCTTGTATCTTGATGATATCCACATGGGAGTTAAGGACATTGTTACAGCTCCAGACCCTCGTTGGCCTAGTTATGACGAAAGTGAAGTCACGATTACAGCTAATTTGTCTGGGTTTTCTTATTTAGCAAATCTAGTACCCTATCAAACCGCAACTGGTGAGTGGAGATTAACAGGTAATGTCTACGCTTCGTATGACGCAACTACTTCAAAACTAGAAATGGAAATATCTGGAGTTAGTTGGGATACTGGTGCCAGACAAGCATTAGCTTGTTCGACGACTTCTGGTTCTATATATACTGCCCAATGTGAAACTGTTAACGGGTCTGGAGACAACGATGTATATGCTCAGCCACAAGGCGGTTCTCTTTCTAATACACTGATAACCTTTAACGTAGCATTAGCCTCAAAACCAACATGGGCTACGAAGTACGCTCCAGATGTTTACCTTGCAAGTGCGCCTGATTTAGCTTTTAACAGAGTATCGGCGTATGCTTCAACAGACCAGACTGGTTTAACTTACGGTACTCCTGCCGTAGTAGAATATGATACCGAAGAATGGGACTTCGGTAACTATTTTGATTCAACGACCAACTATAGATTCCAACCAACAAAGGAAGGATACTATAGCATAAAATGGGGAGTTACTATTGATGCAGGAGCTAGTGTTGGTTTATTTAGAGCGCACTCACAGATTCATAAAAACGGCGTAAGTGTAAAATATGGTACACGTTTTAGTGGAGATTCATCCGCTGACAATATAATGGATTCCTATGTTTCAGTAGGAAGTGTAGTAATTCATTTTAATGGTACTACTGATTATGTTGATATTCAGGCTTTTGGTGCAACAACAGGTGGTTCTGCTACATGGAATATAGAGGGCGGTGAGGATAAATCATATTTTTTTGCTGAACCAGTTCTATCTAAAGAATACCTTGGCAGCGCTATCACGGGGTTTAGCATAGCAACCGAGGATAGGGCGGGGCTTGTTCCTTCATACAAGTATGAGGAACTAGATATCTCATCAAGCGGTGATTTTGATGCAGCACAGCCTGTTTTAAGAATTGCTAAGGTTGGAAGTTTGGTTACTTTGACATGGCAAGCAATGACTACAACATCCAAAATAGGCCCGGCCTCTGCTTCTGGTTTTATACCAACTCAGTATAGGCCTACAGAGACGATATATTCCGCTAACACAGCATCAATCTCGATTGTGAGTAGAATTACGGTAGCATCGGATGGAACATTTTCGTGTAACAATTTCAACTATTCAGGTACGGGTGTGAATGTTGCTGCTATAAATGGTGGATCAATCTCATGGGTGGTAGACGAATGAAACACCTACTCCTAACAATCCTAATCCTACTCTCGTCATGCTCAAAGCACGAAGATCATGAGACTGTAACCGATTTGGAAAACCTAAAAGAGAAGGATCGCACCTATAGGGCTTTGATAGGTGACGATCCTTACAGATTAACTACGCCAGGTGATGCGCTTACGTTTGTAGGGTTATACGCTTCCGCTGTAAAGTGGGAACCTCTATATAAGCACATGTATAATAATACATGGAACAGGAACGTCTACGAGGTCTATCCTGTTGGTGAAAGTCGAAGCGGTATTAGCCTTGAGGGCATGTTATCTGCTATCAATTTTTTGATATCAATGGATGACGTTGACGGGATCAAACAGATTTACAGTTACGGGCAGCAAAACGATTGGGTATATGGTGAAGGGCCGGAAGAGTACACTCGTCTTCCTCAGCTCAAATACCTGCTAGAGAGTTTCGTTGAAGCAAATCTTACGTCACGTCATATGTCTTTGATTGATTTTAAAGATATGTTCAAAGGGTACAAAGGCAATGTGATTGGTCATTGGATTGCAACAAAAGGGAAATTGTATGGATACATTAGAGATATTGAACTTCAACTCATCCGAAAACTCGTCGATGCAGAACCATCTAATCCAATCTACCATACGATCCTCCACAGATACACGGATGGAGATCATTCCAAGGCCATCTCAATCCTTTCGAACGATACTTATTTTCCTGCTGATCGTATTCCTATTGAGCCTCTTGAGTTGTTTGCTTGGAACGACGCCCCTCCAGCAATTCTTTTTATATGGAGTGTGTTTTTGTTAGATGATTGAACTTTCTTTAGACAAAATTCTTTTAACGCTAATTACATTCGGAATGGGCTTGCTCATCTGGTTAGTTAAAAGGAACACCGATAAAGTATCTACTGCCACGACAGACATAGCGGTGATAAAAGAAGCGATCTCTGATGTTAAACCAGACCATGAGAAGATAATAATTTTAGATCACGAGCAAAAAGCGATCAAAAAAGACATACATGCTGCTCATCGAAAGATCAGAGAGATAGAAGAATACACATCAGAACACTAAACAAAGGGGTAACTACGATGTTAAGGTACATTATTTTTTTAGGACTGCTGCTTTCAGTTACTTCTTTTGCAGTTCCATTGAGGACTATTGTTGAT